TGCCTTTATTACCAGCACAGCAAATATTGAGGTAGGTAGTCAGTTGATCAATGATCGTGTTGCTCAAATCGATAAAATTTCAGGATTCTAACTTTCACAACGGGTATTAAATTATGACCAATGAAATAGATAACCATGTAATTATTCTTCATTATAAAATTACAACAAGTAGTATGAAACGTGCTGAATCTGAAATGGCAAAATATGCCAAAACTAGCAATATATCTATCACTAGATTACAAGCATCATATAGTGTTTCTGGGTTGTTATTAGCAATCGTATGTTGGGCTGTATTCGGACCTATTTTTGGAATGGTGGCAGCCTCTGTTTCTAGTATTACGATAGGATTATTGGTGTGTTTTGGCTTAGGTATCACGATACTTTTAGGTATGATTATTGTCAAACCTAAAGAAGAATTAATGATCATTATCACAAAAAAGTAATTAAAATAATGGGACGACCTAAGCGCACAACTTCACAATTTATTGAACGTGCTATTGAGGTCCATGGTTCGAAATATGGCTACTCAAAGGTGGTTTATATAGGGAATCGTGAACAAGTCATCATCCAATGTCGGTATCATGGTGATTTTTTCACACAACGACCAACGGATCATCTTAATGGAAGTGGATGTTGGTTATGTGGAATGAAAAAGCAATCTGATAGACAAGCATCTAATGCCGAGGAGTTCATAGAAAAATCCATTGAACTTTATGGGGAATTATATGATTATTCTTTAGTGGTTTATATTAAATCACGTATTAAAGTCACTATTATATGTCAGGACCATGGTACATTTAGTCAAACCCCAAATCATCACTTAAATGTGGGGACAGGATGCCCGAGTTGTACTTAATATGTGTTTAATAAATAGTTAGTATAGTACTTAACAACCTAAACAAATGAGAGTTTTTTATGAGAATTGAACGAGTTATTATAACCATTATACAATTATCTACTGTATTTATTATTTCATTTTGGTCAATGCAGGCGGCATTCGGTATATTTTTATTTATTATTGGAATATTTACACTTGTAACCGACCAAAATTTCAGTAATATGATGAAATCATTACACTATCTTAATAACAAACAGGACAAATAAGCCATTATGTATTCAATCCCACAAATATCACATCAAGAGCGTATGGAATTTGTTACTGAACTAGTAGTGACAGCTATGGAACAGATCGATCCACTAAGTACCGCCATTACTAACGCTGTTGGTGAGGGTAACACTTTACGCGGTTATATTTTGACTAAACAATCACTTGATCTTGTAGTACAACTCATTATCGAAATGTCAAAACATCTTTCATTTTTTGAGGAGGCGCCACTAATAATAAAACAACATGTCGTTAAATTATCAAATAATGTCCTTGCATTACATAAGGATGTTATGAATGCCATCGCCGCTTTTGAAAAGAGAGGGTATGATGCCACAAACTAGTACACTTAACACACTTAACACATCAAAATGTAAGTGTGTTATTAGTCGAATAACGCATGTGAATTATTGGATTCAGACATTTGCATTACCTGGACTTCAAATTGAGTCAGCCATTTTACCATCGCCACGTCGTGATATCCCATTACCTGGCTCTAAATTTGAGTATGATCCATTACAAATGTTGTTTATTGTCGATCAAAATATGGATAATTATATGGAGATTATTCGATGGGCTAATGAGTTTCAGGACACGACCACCAATATCACAGATTTAATGTCAACGGTGACGTTTACCATGCTCAATGGTGATAATGTCGGAGTATTTGAGGCACAATTGAAAAATGCTTTTCCAGTAACAATATCTGAGCTGGATTTCATTACCAATGAAACAACAATGATGCCAAGTACTTGTAATGTCACCTTTCGATATTCACATATAAACTATACAAACCTAAATTCCAACATAGGTATTTAAGATGAGTAAACGAACACTTAGCCGCGCACCAACTCGATTAATAGACGCATTCCACGTACGATATTCGCACAGTAAGATATACGGACACTGTAGTAGTGAGACATCATTAAAAACGTGCTATGGGTCACTCGCTAATGTATTTGGCGATATAACTGGGTTATCTGGACCTTTTACTAACCTCAATGGGGATATTACTGAGATATATGGTGAAATTCATGATAACCTCATTGGATGTGTAAGTGATATTCACGGAAATATAAGTGAATTATACGGTGATTGCTCTGAAATTCGTGGTGATGTTAGTAATATTTCTGGTGATTGCACTAATATTTCTGGTGAGATAAGTCATATGTTGTCTGGTGATATATCAGGACTATATGGTAATATTAAGTTGATTTATGGTGACTGTACAAGGCTATCTGGTGACTGTAGTAATATTCACGGAGATGTCACCAATATAACTAGTGAAATTCACCAACTATTAAGAGGAAATGTTACTTGGATTAAAGGTGATATTACTGATTTATATGGAAACCCTAGTCGTATACGAGGTAATGTGAATAATATTTACGGGAAGTTTGATGATGATATCAGGGGTAATATTGAAAATATTAATGGTGATATTAGTGATTTATATGGGGATGTGTCAGGAATATCAGGTAGAACAACATATGTATATGGATTTGCAACTGGGATATCGGGTCATATTGACATATCAGTAACATCTGTATGTAACATTAAGAAATTAGTTGTTAAAGATTCGTGGTGGAAGTTTTGAATGCACTTAAAGTGGATATAAGTTAACCCAAAATCACGTGAGAGAGAATTTATATCCTCTCTCACACGACCTTGTCGGGATTAGATCAAGTTAACGACTTGAACTTTACGGTAATAGGTATTAGAACCATTAGTCAATGTAGTGAATGGATTGGCAACTAAACCATAACGCGTTTTGAAGCCGATGATTGGATGTAATGTATTTTGATCGATTGCACGACGAAGCTGTAAAGGAACATAAGGGCAATAGAAAAAACCAGCATCGTATTTGTGAGTTCCTTTATAACCAAGGCAGTAGAACTCACCTGTTGCATAAGGATCAATGAACACTTTCATTCGATTTCTGAGGATACCAGCGAATGTTGTGCCAGTAACATCAACTTCAAGTGATGTTGATTGATTGAGTGCAGGCGCATAGTCGAGAATACCAGCTAAGGCAAGGGCAGATGCAACATCAGGTGAACACACCATCACATTACCTTTACCACGCGCACTTGTGATAGCAATTGCATTCGCATCACGATCAATTTGAAATAAAAGACCTTTAAATTTCTCAACAGACCATCGTCCGTCAGCATCAGTCGCTAAATCAAAGGTACCAGGAGTTGTCGCTGTTGCCGCACCTAATGGGGCAATACGATACATGGTACGAACAATTTCACGATTGATTTCAGTGATGATTTGTGAGGTAAGAATAGAGGCGAGTTCATTTTCAGCATTTAAGCCATGTATCGCACGTAAATCCTGTGCCAACTCATCGGAATAAGTTGAACGTAATTGACGAGTTTTAGCCACAACATTCGTATTTTCGATTGTTGTAGTCATTTGTGCCCAGGCATCCGCTTCACCATCAACGGTATCTTTACCAGTACCAGTAGAAACACCCACATTGAATGGATCAGAACTGGTATGTGTTCCGGTACCTGAAAATGCAGTATCAGCTTCTGTTCCTGTTGCCAATAATGCTTCAGCACCAGCAGCATTCGTATAACGGGCTCTCATCGCAAAAATGAGTCCAGTTGGACCAGACATCGCTTGAACACCACAAAAATCATAAGCGATTAATTTTGGTGCCATACGTCGAACCAATTTTATTAAAATTGGATCATAATTAGCCGCATTACCTGCCAATGTGACCGGTGTAGCTTCCGCCAACATATGCTCAGCGCCGCCACCGGAACCCAATAAATCATTGGATTGATTTTCCAGTAATTGTGCAGTCACATCACGAAAATGTGGATTGGCTATTTCTTCTTCACTTGCTTCATTAAGAACAGCATCCCACTTTGCATGCAATTCTGGTAGATCTAAATTATTACTCATTAAAGTCAACTCCTAGTTGTACGGGTTAAGGATGCGATTCGCATGTGTCGTTGTTGTAGGTTTAGATTGTGGTTGTGGCTGTGGTGCTGGATCTTCCCCATTAAAATAACTCACGAATAACTTTACATTTGTCATTAAATGTATCATCATCGTTATGATCAACACCCTCAATCAACATATTGAATTTTTCTTTTTGTGTGTCAGTCAGTCCGGTATGATGCTCATTGATTATTTTTGTGCGACTTTCACTTGAAATAATATCAGTCAATTCAATATTTTCATTGATGGCTGTATTCAAATGTTCGCGTAGTGCAGCAATTTCAACCGCATGAGCTTCAACGATATCAACTTCATCAGGTACTGTATGGATGTTGAATTCAGAGAGTATGGATTTAAGACCGTCAATCGCTGATTCCGCCATTTCAATCTTAAGACCACTTTCAATCGCCACTTCATTATTTGCCATCCATGAGTTGATTGCATATTCGGTATATGCATTGAACGATTCCATCAGTTCATCAATTTTTGTATCAGCAAGTGTAATCGCATAATCATAATCTTCCGCAATCAGATTAACTTCTTCTTGCATTTTAACCCGCTCTTCGGTTAGAATAGCAGTAGTTGCCGTTTCTAAAATGACTGTCATCTGTGAACGTTGTTCATCAGTTACGCCGCCAACACCCTCAAATAGAGTTTCAACGTGTTTTGACATATCAAGGTTAGTGCTTTCTGGTGGCATAAAAATATGACCCCTTTTAATTAAAAAATTTTAATATATTCAACTGTATTTATAAAAAACAAAATTATAAATTTTTACTATTGGATGAAAGACGACATAAGGTATCGAATATGCTCGTTTCCGCGTAAATATGACCTTTTTGGCGCGCCGTACGATCAATAATACTTTGTGCTTGCTTGAGTGATTCCTCCGTCAGAATATCATCCACAATGATCCATTCACGACCTTCCATAATACCCGTTACCAAGGCAGCTTTTGCACTAGGATCAGATACAATATCAATGGTTTTTAGTATCATAGGTCGCCCTACAATCCCATTTACCGCTTTTCCTAAAGCGCGAGATGATACCCCTAGTTCAATACCCTCTCGAATAAAGGACTTAGCGATATTACCCATCGGGGTATCAATTAGTCGAGCACGTCCAAAAACATCCGTTTCATTAACGTATTTCAGTTCCTCAATCTTATGTGATACATTTTTCAGATTGATAATGGGGGTAGGTGGATGGTCGAGCTCCCCCAGTGCTCGATTAGATAATACAAATTCTGAATTGTACTTATCTACCTGTTCTGATAAAATATCATGAGGATATGTGCGATTGTTTTGATTTTTCACACCACTTTGCATGAAAACACCCTCAATATAATAATTGGTAGGTGCGTTATCTTTACCTTCAACAATCACAGACTTAGTAGAATTATCCGTATACTCTTGTAATAATACTAACTTATCCATCATTATAACCCCATATTACGCCTTTTCTTCGTGGCTTTATTACGTAAGCGCGCAACACGTTTTGCAAATCCAGATCCTTTTTGTCGCTTACTACGCACCGCTTTTCTAATCGCTTTCTTCTTGTTAACAAGTTCACTACCCGCGATCCGTACACAAACTTTACCATTGAATTTAAAGCCGGGTTTACATTGCATTTTAATACGACGTTGACCCTTAGCATTGACTTTAATGATACGTTTTATCTCATCAAGTGTATCAATACCCCCATCACTCAAGTTATATAAATAAATGATAAGTTGATATTGGACTTGTGATTCATCCACATCAAAATGACTTATTTCAAATTCAGGCTCATCATCGGTATCTGATGTTTTTATTTTTTCAGGTTCAAAATCATTGTTGACACTGTATACCATCACGTCATAGTCGACTTTATAGGGAATCGCCGCAATAATCTGATCCACTTGTTTCATGGATGGTACCATTGTGGCAATATAGTCATCCTCAACATCTATCTCAGACGACCCATTATATGTCTTTATAACACCGAGAATATTAAGGTATTTACCACTATCATCATCGGTGATGGTACCTGTTGACTCATTAAATTCTTTAAATGTCTGCATTAGTTTATTCCTGGTGCAACAAACTCATCAACCGGCATATCATCTTTATTGGTGCCAGGGGTACCGATCGCATTACTTTTATGTGGTTTTATCGATTGAACAGCATTACGTAATGCCTTAATGGTTTTTGGTTTGATTGACTTTTTAGGATCAGCCTCACCAACTTCTTCTTGTTTACCAATCGCATCACTTTTAAATGGCTTAGGAGTAGTGGCTTTCGATGGGTTATGATCTGATAAATACTTTCCAATATTAAAACTGCGCTCACCCATACTATCTGTTGAAAAATCATCAGCCATTTCATTGACAAATGAACCAATATCAAGTGGCTCACTACTGTTATTTTCCGTTAAGAATTGGTTAACTGACCCATCAGTTTTAGATTCAAATAAAGTAGCTTTTCGAGCGGATAAAACTATGTGCATATATTCAGCCATCCCCTCATTAAATACTTCTAGGAATTCAGTGGGGCTTTTGTTGCTCGCTGCCTCAATTAATTGTTCAAACTTCATCGTCTTTGTCCTCTTTTTCGTCTTCGTCGTCATTGGGTGGTCTAATTGGAGATGGGGGTGGTGGTGAATCATCATCATCACCAGCGATACCATCTCCATCAAGATCTAGATTTAAGGTGATTTTATTTTCTTTGCGTTCCAATTCAATCTGCTTATCTTCCTCAGAAATATCCTCATCGGTCTGCATTAAGATGTTACGCCGAACATAATCATGACTTAAATATTGTCCAATCATACCACTTTGCTGAAGCAGCGTAATGACTTCAGTACGATCTTTTAAGATCTCGATACTTTTCAGCTCTTGAAAATAATTATCCTCAAGAAAATCATAGGTAATATCCGGTGCGTTCTCATCCCACTCTTCATAGGTCATTATTTTCTTAAGGATGAGTTGTGTTCCAAGTAGATCATGAAACAACATCGAAAAATCTGTTCTTAATCGATTGATAAATTTACTAAATTTCACTTCATCTCGTGTGATTTCAGCCGTGCGCCCAATATTGAATAGTGAACCTTCTTGTGCAAGCCGAGATAATGGTACATTCTTAGCCCGATTCAATTTTGCTTGAAAATATTCAACATCTTGTATTTCACCTAGATTTTGAGCACCAGGTAGGGTTGTTATTTCTGTGTTACTACTACCATCACGACGTGGTAACCAATAATCTTCCATCATATTTTCGAATTTAGTTCGGTTTTTGATGGTACCGTCGACCGCATTATAAATAACCTTATTTTTAAAGCGGTTCATAGTATCTTTTAGATGCTGATCGGCTTTACCTGTTGGTAAATTACCCACATCAATATAAAAGACACGTCGTTCGGGGGCACGTGATGCCCGATAAATAACCATACTATCTTCCATTATTTTTAGGTTATTAAATGGCTTTATTGCTTTATGTAGATGTGAAATAACACTGTCACCATCTGCCGACATTAAACCACTTGTCGTATAAACAATCGCATCTCGCTCAATCCTAAGCCCAGATGTTTGATTAATGGTTGTATCGCCAAATCGAGTTGTTTTTTCATTAATCAACTTAGGCACATATACAAAATATTCGGTAATTTCATCGATGTTGTACACTTCAACATCATCTTTTTTGACGCGGTGTAACTCACGCACCAATTTAAATTCCATAGGATCAAGTTCAACCAAGCGCATAATACCCTTGGATTCACTTATATTCTCATCAAGTACTTTGTGGTATAATATTCGACCATCAATGTACCATTTTTTAAACACGCCATAGCCACGATTTTTAAAGTCCAACAATCGCAATACGGTCTTAAATTCATCCCTTATTTTATCTTTAATAGGGTCACTAAGTTCAACATCATCAAGGATGACGTCTACACTACTTTTATGCTTGTCAACCACAATACATTCATTACATATTTCTTGTATTGCATCATCCATTTCAAGTTGTATGCCCAGATTTCGGTAAACAAGTATCAGCTCGTTTTCCGTGTTTGGGATTTCATCCAGGTTGAACCAATAGCCAATTGAATTCCCAAAAAGTCCATTATTTCTGGTGTCAATTTCAATGGCACCATCTTGGTTTTTTGGTGAAACAATCGTATTCAATCCCCTTGGCTTTTTCGCAAAGGGGTTATCTATTTTAAGTCCAAATAAATCCATAATTATCCTATTGTGCTGCCGAATAACCGGCAGCACTTTATAAGTTTAACTCAGACCAGTTGCGTCGCTTGTCCAATAATTCACAGCAAATGTCACTGTGTACTCCGCAATGGAGTCATTATTGTCATATCCGAGTGATACTTCACCCACATTTGTTGGAAAACAACCAACCATATTAACAGTATATATCACTGAACTATCACGTGATAAAATATCAACGGATAAATTGGCATAATAAAGCAGTGGATTGTTCACTAAACTTATGTTAGTTAAGTGACCATTAAGGAGTGACATCCACTTTTCGAATGATCGGCGACCATCAAAATCAGTATCGGTCAACATGGTTACTGTCCAATCGGCGAATTCCTTATCGCCAGCGACCTTAACAGATCGCCCCATAAAAGGCACATTTACAATACCAATAGTTGATTCTGGTAATGAGGCGGCTTTACAAAGATAGGATTTTTTATCACCACTTCCCTCTTCGATACCAACTGGAAAATTAAAACGAACAAGGTAGTGATTTGGTCGAGCACCACCTCCACCAAACCTTGCAATAAATTCATTAACTGAAACATTAAACGGCATTTTTTAATCCTCGTCTCTATACTACGCCAGTAACTTCTGAAAATTCAACATTACCGCGTACAGCTACAAAGTTCAGCAATATGAAATTAATTGAATTATTCGGTTTAACAAAAATGCTTGCGATAAAATCACCGCGATCAACAACTTCAGGTGGGTTATTTGTTTCATCACAAATTACCTGAAATTCAATGATACCGCGTCGGCTTTGTACACTAGCGAGATAAGGTTCAATTGTGCTTCTAAATTGACCACGTGTGAACTCATCATTAAATTCAAACAGATTATTTCGAGCAGAGACCGCAATGGCTTTTCGGATAGTAATAAACAATCGTCGTATACCGATTTTAGAAAATGCTGCTGATTTAAGCTGTTGGGTACGATCCCCAAACAACATGGGTTGTACACCAGGGAATGAAATAACGGGATTAACTGCATTTTTATATAAGGTATCTCGTGCCGTTTGACCAGGAGATATCATCAACTGAACGACATTTTTCAGCAGACCACGATTTGGACCAGCCGGACTAAACCAAGGGGCATTAGTACGATCAGTTCTAGCGGCTAAGCCAGCAATATCTGCATTTAATGGTACCCATCGATACACATCATTAAAGGCATCATATTGAGATTTCCATCCAGAATCCATCACGGCATAACTGGATTGTCGATTGATTTTTACGTTGCGAAAGACGACGATATTATCCGCTGCATCTGAGGGGGCAATATTGAAAATATCAGCACGATCAGGACTGAAAAATAAGACAACATCTTTTCGTTTTTCAGCCACATTATCGATAATATGTTGGATAACAGCCCCACTTGAGGTTGCACCACCAGCATCACCAGCAATCAATAAGCTGACATCAACCACTTCCGCATTATCAAACATACTCCAACCAACAACAAGCTCATTGGCTGTAACAAGTGAGCCATCAGCACCACCGGTTAAGTCATAAGCGGTCGCAGCAAGTAATTGTTTGAATATGGTACCTGTTGTTGCAACGGTATTCCAATCAACATTAGTGGCAGAGAATGTAGCACTTGCAGCCGCACCAGTACCATCACCAGTAATCGTCACAGTTGGCGCAGAATAACCAGAACCTGGCACATCTACGGTAATTGTTGCCACTGAATAACCAATAGTAACGGTCGCTGTTGCGTCTCCATTACCAGTTGCAGTCGCATCAGCAGTGGCAGTGGTATAACCAGAGCCTTGATTGGTCACTGTAACAACAGTAATAACACCTGCGGCTTCGGTTCCAACTTCAGCCGTCGCACCAACACCATCACCAGTAATAACAATGGCATCACCCGCTACATAACCTGTACCACCATTGGTGATAACTAATTCTTTTACAGTACCGGTCGCACTAAGGACCGCTGTGGCTGTTGCGGCTGTTCCCGCACCAACGACTGCAACGGTTGGAGCAACTGAATAATCAACACCAGCAGCGTCAACCGTAATGGCTGTAATGGCACCTTGTGGTAAATAAGAGGCAGTTGCCGGAACACCGACATACCAAACATAAGATTGTTGATTAATGATATTCCCGTAATAATTAGGGGCACCATCAAGGGTCTTGTTGGCTTTGTTTTTAGATAAAAAGGCATATTGCTCAAGTACGGCACCTTTTGTTCCTGTAAAGTCACCTGAACCATCTACAACGACGACATGAACCTCATCTAAGGCACCTGTAGCACCCACACCGGCACTATAATCAGATGTGGCTGGTGCCGCATCAAATAAGTCTTTATGTGCCCATGTTGCGTATGTATTCGCATCGGCAATATGAACTTCTAGGTTATTACCCATATTACCTGGGTATCTAGAGATAAAAATTGAACTGGCAATGGTTGGACCCACGACCTCAAAATGTGATGCGTTTTTAACCAAAACACCCGTACCGCCTACGGCAGAATTAAAGGCGTCAGTTTCATCAACAACTCGCACCAGCACTAATTTTCCTGTATAATCAAGGAAGTTAGAGGCGCTGAACCAGTCTGTAAAATTTGTGTCACTTGGGGGACCAAACCGCGTTGCTAAACGATCTCGATTAGGAACGGTTGTGTAGTCAAGGACGGGACCCCAGTGGAATTGCCCAACAAAAGCACCACTACTTGAATCAAGTGTTGGTACTATATTGGTTAAATCGATCTCCCTGGTAGCTACACCAGGGCTTAATTGAAACGGCATAAATTTAATCCTCTT